TCCATCCTTGGCGCATTCAAGGCCGGCGCTACCGTCTACGAGCACGTTACCGGCCGTCGCTTCGACGTTGGCTACGACGGAACGGACTTCAGCCACGGTCTGGTTAGCTTCCGCGCCTACCAGCGCTTTGTGCTGGCTGTTGAGTACCCGGCAGCGTTCACCAAGTACACGGTGTCCGGCCAGTCCGGCCTCTCGGCGTAATGGAGGTATGAGATGAACGTCATCGCATTGGTGGACTTCCACGACAACCTCAAAGACGTTGACCGCAGGCGCGGCGAGCAGTTCATCGTGTCAAAGGAGCGCTTCGAGGAGATCAACGCCGTGGGCCAGGAGCGCATCGGCGGGCCGATTATCGGCGAAGTCGAGGTCAAGCATGCGCCAGAAGAGCGCGGCGAGAGGGCCAAGGCAAAGAGGCGCACGGCGAGGAAGGCTCAGTAGATGGCGCTCATCGACGACATAAAACTGTCGCTCAGGGTAACCACCGACGCCCTAGACGCCGAGGTGCAGGCTTACATCGACGCTGCGCTTTACGACATGGAGCGGGTCGGGGTAGACCTTGACCTGCTCACGTCGGACAACGCGTTCGTGAAGACGGCGATCATCGCCTACTGCAAGGCACAGTTCGGCTACGACAACTCCGAAGCCCGTAGGTTCGACGAAGCGTACAGGCGCATCGTCTGCGACCTGCTCAACTCTTCGGAGAACATCGCGGCCATCGTCGCTGAAAGCGGTGAGTGATGCGCTGGAACGAAACGTGTGTACTCGTGGACAAGTCCTACGAGCCCGACAACGAGGGGGTCTTGCAGCCAACGGACACCCGCAAGCAGGTGTTCTGCAACCCCCGCGCAGTCGGTGCGCACACGTGGTCTTCGATGTACGAGATTGGCATTTCGTGCGATGCGCAGATTCAGGTGCGCACGTGCGATTACGACGAGCAGCTGGACGTCTTCTACCGTGGCAAGTGGTTCTCGGTCGAGGTCGTTCAGGAGCGTGGCGATTTCTCGACGCTGACGCTCAGGCATCAGAAGTCGGACACGGATGACATGGAAGGAGGCGGCTAAATGGCGCATGCGAGAAGCATAACGTGCGACATTGACGCCTTTGCCATGGGCATCAATGAGCTCATAGGCGACATCCCCATGGAATGCTCCGACGCCGTCGAGAAGGCGACCGTCAGGTCTGTCCGAAAGGGCGCGAAGACCGTGAAGGGGTACGCATCGAAAGGCGGCATCCACGAGTGGTCTGAGCGGTATGTTGGCGGTTTTCACAGTCATGTCGACAGGGGAGGGCTCGTAACCATTGGTGAAATCGGCAACAAGGACGAGCCAGGTCTTGTTCACCTTCTCGAAAAAGGCCACGCAACCCCAGCGGGCAGGCGTACTCGCTCGTTCCCCCACATGGCTCCCGCCTTTGACGAGATTCAGCAGGACTTCGTCAAGCAGGCAACGCGTGCGGTGATGGAGGCGATCTCATGAGCCACGAGAGCGTTTACTCGGTTGTCTCTGAGTTCGTCCCATGCTGTCACATGGAATGGCCGATGGGCAAGGAGCCGACAATACCGTTCGCCTGCTACCTGCTCGATTACGACAAGCCTATCACCGCTGGGGACGAGCAGATCGCCGTCCGCCACAAGTGGATGGTGGAGCTCTACGAGAAGCGCCGCGACGCGCAACTCGAAATCGCCCTGAGCGACGCGCTCCGAGAAAGGTTCGGGGCCGTTAGTAGGGACGAACTTTGGATAGAGAACGACAACCTCTTGGAAGTCGTTTACACGTTTTACGAGATTGAAGGAGTTTTCGATGGCTAGGAAAGTACGCTTCGGACTCAAGAACACCAAATACGCCATTTGGGACAGCACGACTAGCACCTATGGCGAACTGAAGAACCTGCCCTGGGCTGTTGCTCTGAGCCTGTCCACCGAGGGCGGTGACGGTTCCGACTTCTACGCGGACGATGGTATTTGCTTCTCGTTCGCTGGTACCAATGGCGGCTACTCCGGTGACCTGGAGATGTCCAACTTGCCCGACGTGGCACGCCAAGACTTGCTTAACGAGATTCTCGACGAAACGACCGGCGTCCAGTTCGAAACGACCGACGTCGAGCCGCCCGAGTTCGCGCTCATAACGGAGATGCAGACCGACGAGGGCCCCATCGCGTTCGTGTTCTACAACTGCAAGGCATCTCGCCCCGAAATCAGCGCTAACACCAAGAACGACAACCCCGACGTGGACACCGAGTCGCTGCCCCTGCGCATCGCGTCACGTTCATTCGTGTATGGCAATGCTACGAAGCGCTTCGTCCAGGGCCACATCCAGAAGACAAGCTCCAACACGGCCAAGTACACGGCGTTCTTCGAGGCAGTCGTCACACCTGGCGCATCCGAGTCTGGCCTGAGCGCATAAGGGGGCACCGATGTTCACGTTCCAAGCAAACGGCAAGAACTACGAAGCAAAGGCCACGTTCTACACTGCCTACATCTACGAGATGGAGTTTCGTAGCGATCTAATCAGAGACCTGTTCGGAGTCCAGACGGCAGAGCAGGCGCTTGAAATCGAACGCACAGGTGATGGCGAAGACGATTACCGCATCGTGAAGATCGATTTCACCAAGGTCAATTGGACTGTCGTGGCTAAGGCTCTTTGGGCCGCTGTGAAGACCGCAGACCCGTCGACGCCGTCATATTCGGAATGGATGAAGAAGACGGCGGGCGTGAACCTCTGGCTTGTCCAAGAGGAGCTTGGTAACGAGATTTCGGAGTGCTTCTTTCGTCCCGAAGCTGCCCGAGAGGAAGCATAGGGGAAAGCACCAACCAAACGATTCCGTCAGGCCGTACACGCATATGATGCTGTGCGGCCTTGACGCTGGTTTGACCATGCGTGACATGTGCGAAATGAAGTTCACGCATTTGATGCAGACTCTCTACGAATGGGAGGACATGCACGACGCCGACGTCGAAGAGGTGGTGGAAGCATCGTCTGCCGACGTGAAGGCGCTCATGAGGTTGTAAGGAGGACAGAATGGCCGATGCATTCAGGGGCTTGACGCTAAGGATTGGCGCTGATGCGAGACCGCTGCAATCGGCCATTGGTGCTATTACGCGCTCAGCTTCTCAGGCCCAAAAACAGATCAACCGCTTGAACAAGGCTCTTAATTTTGATGGCACGAACGTAGCGGCAATGGGCAATAAGCTAGACCTCATTGGAGACAAAGCATACCATTCTGCCCGTGCCGTCTCCAAAATAGAGACTGCGATGGCACAGGCTGTTGCCGAGACGAAAGAATTCGACCTAAGAAAAGCTGCCGACAGCACCAGGTACGCTTATAGCGAAACCCAGAAACTACGCGAAGAGTACAACCATGTTGACGCGTCGCTTCAACATATCTATGACGCGGTCGGACGTGTTGCCAACAGGTCGAAAGAGCTTTCGAAGAACGACGAGGTTCTCGCCAAGGTCGCGCAACGGATGGAGAAGCTGTCCGAGAACGACGCGGTTGCGTACATCAGGAAGCTCAAAGAGCAGATGAACGGCACTGGCAAGGCCGCTGAAAAAGCATCCGAGCAGTTCAAGCAAATCGTAAAGGGCGTAGAGCTCCAAGACACGATTGACTATGTCAAGCGTCTCAAAGACCAGATGAAGGGAATGGGCAACAACGCCGATCAAGCCGCAGACGAATTCAGGCGCTTGCTTTCCATCGCATCGAAAGAGACTGGCATCAATGAGCTGTTCGGCCAGCAAAAGGGCGATGTCCAAGCCCTTATCACGGAGATGAACCTCCTTATCTCAAGGCATAAATCTCTCAATTCCCAATACGAAGACATGGGGAAGATACAGGGCTTCCGAGCGATGAGGGCGGAAGTCGAGGTATTCAAATCCGAGGTCAGGCAAGCTGCTGCCGAAGCTGCGAAACTGCGCACCGAAATGCACTCACTTGGCACTGGCGGCAGCTTGCGAAACGACATTAACAGCATCAACCAACTCAGCGGCGTGAGCGAGAAGGCGGTTGCCAGCGCCCACCAGATGATTGATGTCTACAGGGCTATGCCAAATAGTCTTGAGCGCCTTGAAGCAAAAACGCTTGCAGTTAGAACTGCGGAAGCAACGCTTGCTGCTGAAGCTGGCAAAATCAGGGCTGCGCTGAGGAAGATAGAAGCAGATCCCGCATTCGACAAAGTCGCTGCATCTTCTGAGAAGGCGTATCTAGAAGCGCTCAAAGTCGAAAACCAGTACACCGACCTCACGACCGAGATGAAACTTGCGGAGGCCGAGGCAGACCAGCTCAGGCAAACGCTCAAGGCCATGAGCGTGAAAGGTGGACAAGAAGAGGCAGATGAATATCGCAGGCTAACCACGGCTCTCGTAAAGGCCGACAACAAGGTCGAGAAGCTGAAGGATAACATCGCTGCGTTAGATGACTCGCATGCCACTGCCGCGCTCACCGTTCAGCAGCGCGAGCTCAGTGACAGGCTTGCGAAGAACATATCGTTGGCAAAAGACCTGCATTCCCAGGTCAGCAGGCTGAATGGCCTTGCCACGGCTGGTAAGGGTCTGAGGAACTTCGGCTTCGGCATGTATGCATCAGTGACGCCAGCAGCGATGATGCTCGGTCGTTACATGCTCCAGACAGCAGAAGACACCGATGCTGCGTACCGAGACATGCGCAAGACCGTAAACGGCACCGAAGAGGAATTCGAACACCTCAAGGATGCTGCCATCGAGTTCTCCACCACGCACGTTACGACGGCTGAGGATATTCTCGGAATCGAAGCGATCGGCGGTCAGCTCGGTATTCAAGTGGAAAACCTCGAAGCATTCGCGCGAACCGTTTCTAACCTTGATATCGCAACAAACATGGACGCAGAAGACATCGCCACCGACCTCGGCAAGATGGCTACCGTTCTCGGCATCAACGAGAAGCAGTACGACCTATTCGGTGACGCGCTGGTTCGACTTGGCAACAACATGCCAGTCATGGAAAACGACATCATGAACCTCACGAATAGGTTCATGGGCATGGGCAAGGTCGTCGGTATGCAGCCGGACGAGATGCTCGCGTGGGCTGCTGCCGCTTCGGCAACGGGCATGAAGGCAGAAGCCGCAGGTTCGTCCATGCAGCGCTACATCTCCAAGATGGAAACGGCTGTTGTGTCTGGTGGCGAAGACCTGGAAGCGTGGGCAAAAGTTGCGGGCATGAGCGGGGAAGAGTTCGCAAACCTGTTCAACGAGGACGCAAGCTCGGCGATGTACGAGTTTGTCGAAGGTCTCGGCGAGATTCAGAAGAGCGGCGGCTCCGTCAACCAGACCCTCATGGAGCTCGGTATAAACAACGTCCGCGACAAGCAGCTCCTCGAAGGCCTTGCAAACCAGATGGCGAACGGAACAGCCGAGTCGAATACGCTGTCCGAAGCCCTGAGAATGGCGAATGACGCATACAACGGGCTGAGCACCGACTTCGGAAACGGAAGGATCGAGCTTGCGGGTGACGCAATGCGCGAAGCCGAGAAGAAGTCGGAAGGCTTTTCCGGCGCTATGGGCAAGATGCGCAACCAGGCGAAATCGATGCTCATGGAGCTTGCGGAGGGCGCAGCCCCGCTTGTATCCGACCTCGGCTCTCTCTTTGGCGACCTTGCGAAAAAGTTCCGCGAAATGCCCGACAGCATGAAGACGTTCGTCGTCGAGTGCATAGCAGTTGCCGCAGCAATCGGCCCCGTTACCGTGGGCCTTGGCACCATGTTGCAGTCCGTAGCAATCATCGGCAAGTCAATGACGAAGGCATCTGGTGCTATCGTCAAGTTCGGCGCAGCCATAGGAAAGCTCGGCCCAGCCGGTGGCACGTTCTCGAAACTTGGTTCGAGCATCGCAGCTCTCGGCACAAGCGCAGCGGCGTTTCCAGCTGCCATTGCCGCAATTGGCATTGGCGCGCTTGCATATGGCATCTTTGACGCATACAAGAAAACGCAGAACTTCATCAAGGCGACTGATGGTGCAGTTGAAGCTGCCAAAAAGCTCGCGAGCCTTGGAAGTGGCGATGGCAGCATAGGGGAGTATGGCGAAAAGACGGAAGTCGCGGCGAAGTCGAACGAGGAACTTGCCCGAAGGATCAGCGAAGTAACCGACGCAAACAACGAACGCGCCGAATCCGCCGAGCACGATATCGGCGCGCTGATGCAGGCGCAGGAAATCATCGACAAGTATGCCAACACCGACTTGAGTGGGAACATCAGCGCCCAGGCAGAGCTCAAGACAGCCGTCGAGATGGTCAACGACGTGTGCGGTACGCAATGGCAGATAATCGACATCGTCAATGGCAAGTTGGCCGACGAACGCGGCCAACTGCTCGACACCGCTGGCGCAGTCGACGAATACATCCAGAAGAAGATAGACGCGACCAAGGCAGACGCGCTAACCGAATCCCTCGCAGCCCAGTGGGAAGTCGAGAATGATGCCATGGTCACGTACTTCGACAACCTCAAGAAGCAGCAGGATTACTACAACGAGCATCAAAAAGGTATTGAAGCAGGAGACAAGCTGGGCAACTGGGAGTACCAAGAATACGCCAAGCTCGAAGAAGCGACGAACAAGTCAAAAGAGCTGTGGCAATCCCAGAGCGAAGCATCCGAGATCATGGAGGGCCAGCTTGAGAACCTGGTGTCTACGAGCGAGTCGGCTACCTCGACGGTCAAAAATCTCGCAATGGGTAATTCTCAGTTATTCGCCTTGTCACAGGCCGGTCTCCTCGACCTGGAAACGTTTGCAGCCAACATCGAAGCTGCTGGCATTACCGTAGACGAGTTCACGTCGCTGAGCAAGGACGACATAGAAGCGATGGCCGAAGCCTACGTGATGGGCGGAAATGACATCGATGCGGCGCTCCAGGCCGTTGGTCTTACGGCACGCTCGCTGAGCGAGCAGTACAAAGCGGAAATGGAGAATGCAGTTGGTTCGACCGATACATGGGCGGCTGCACTTGAAAGAACAAAACTTGGGGAAGACGAACTTGCGACAAGCCTTAACCAAGCTGGCATCGGCGCCGTTGAATTCGCCAACATAGGCGCAAGCTCCTTCGACGCCCTCTACACGGCAGCAAACGGAGACTTCAACCTCATCCGTCAGGAGATAGACCTGCTTGAAGCTGGCGGGCTCGACCTTGGCTCAGTCACCATCAACGATGACGGATTGCTCCAGGTTGGCGATAAGGTCATCGAGCTCAACGGCGACCTTGCGATGATTGACGGCCAAGAGTACAGGATCAGCGCTAACGGCGAGGGCTTCGAACCTGTGAAGGCCGACATAGAGGAAGTTGACGCAGAAGCCGAAGAGGGTGCCGAATACGATGTCACTGGTGAATTCGAGGGCGATGACGAGCTCTACGAATACGCTGATGAGATTGAAGAGATTCCCGAAGAGGTTGATACGAACCTAAACATCAACTACGACACGGAAGAGCTTCAATCCGTTCTTGGCGAAATGCTCTCGTCTGGTGACATGGCCGTAAACGCGACCGTGAACTTCGAGAGCAGCGGTTCCGAGGAAGTCAGCTCGACGTGGGAATCCCTCAAATCGAGCGTCGCGGAGGGTGCGCAGGGCACACTCACATTCGACACCTCTTCCATGGAGCAGGCAATCGAGGTGTCTGGCAACCTCAAGACGGCAATCGAGAACATCCCAGAATCGCGCGGAATATACATCACCGTCGTTGGTGATGCGCTCAGCACCATCAGCTCGATATGGTGGTCTCTCGCATCCCTTCCCACGTACAAGGAAATCGAGATTCGAACCATACGCTCGGAGGCGGAACGTGCGACTGGCGGCATCTTCACGAAGTTCGCCGCTGGCGGGATGATCCCGAGTCATGCCCAGGGTGCGCTCAACGGAATCGTGCGCAGCGCCACACTCACGAACATCGGATGGGTAGGCGAAGCTGGGGCCGAAGCCATCATGCACATGCGCAACGCAGGCGGTGCCGTGGTTCCGCTCACCAATAGGCGCTACGTGCGTCCGTTCGCACGTGCCGTCGCCTACGAAGCGATGGATATGGGCGGCTACGGGATGCGCGGGGGCGATACCTACAACACGACGATTAACACCACCGGCAGCGGAGACGAGCTTGCAAGGACGCTCACGGGTGCGCTCAACACGTACTCAAGGCTCCATGGGCGCGGTAGGAGGCGTTAGAACATGGCAACTAAAATCACGAGAAAACCGAGCCCCGCACCCGCAAACTTGCGGATGTCGCTTGACTCGGAAAACAACAACGCCTCGGTCAAGGCAGAATGGGGCGTGCCAGCCGATGCGCTCTGGGATACGAACCATGCATGGAGCGCGCTCGATGAATACTGGGACTTTAATGCAAGCAAGAACATGAGCAAGACTAGAATCCAGCAGCGCGGAGAAGGTCATGTTACTGCTGATCATATATGGGTCAGAGATAAAGGTAGGGAACATGAGTCAAATACGATGTGGTACGACCGCTCAAAATACCACCCCGTTACGAAAGAACGTTACCTACATAGCATTACTTGCCAACTTCGAGCAATGAATGGCAGGGGCGTTACGACGATAAGCAAGACGCTTATACCATCCGTCCCACCAAAACCGAAGGTCGAAGTTGAATTTGACCCCAGCACTGGAATCCTTACGTGGACTCTTACTCGTCCTGACCTTTCTGGCAATCAGGAGATGTACGACATGTACTTCTTTGTCACTAGGCAAGACAACAATTGGAACGCTAATTACAAGACGGAAAAGCGTGACGGTAGCGCAATCAGCTCAACACAGGACGAATACGTTGTCACTAGGAACAATTGGGCCGGTTCTATACCATTTGATGCCTATATACGATGGAAGCTAAAGGCTGTTTCTCGCGGTGTCAAAGGCGAAAGTGTAGAAGCTGTAAGCCAATTTGTTTTTGCATATCCAGCCAAAGCCCAGATAAACAAAATCTCAAAAACAAGCTGGGACTCTGATGCGGCAATTCGCATAAACATCGCCACGAACCACAACAAAGACGAGCACCCAGTCGATTCTGTAAAACTGCAAAGATTGTACAACACAGCTATTACAAGCGCGGCAAGCGCTGGTTTGTCAAACGAATGGCAGGATGTCGACGGTGCTGTAGATGACGCAAACTGTACTGGTCTATGTGACATCTTGCAATATGCCCTTCCAGATGTTGGCAAGCATACGTGGTACAGGCTTGTTACTGAGCATGCTGGGTTTGAAAGGGTTGGCACCCCTGTAATGGCTAGTTGCCTAGACCGCACAAAAGACAGGTTGGCTAACGATAAGGTTCGATTTGAAACGGTAAATAGCGGCACCGATGGTGAATCTGTCGACATGCTTATTGCCTGGAAAAACGATGATTCAACTACTACTGAAGTTTCGTGGAGCACGCACGAAAACGCGTGGCAGTCAAACGAACAGGCTGATTCGATGCCAATTACCTGGCAAGACAGTACATCTCAGGTTTCAGGGTGGGCACATAGCGCACATGTAACGATACGTGGAATCGAGCAAGGAAAACCACTTTATGTAAGAGCTCGTCGTGTTCTTGACGAAGGTGTGACGAACCCTCAATACGGGCCGTGGTGCTATCCCAATGCGAACAAATATCCAATCACGCCAAATATGCCACCCGAAAATGTTGTGCTGACCGTCCCAGAGTCGGTGGAGCGCGGCAAGGGCATCAACTGCATGTGGACGTTCACAGGCGGTGAGCAGACCTCGTGGACTGTGTACAACACAGTTGGATCAAAAAAGACGGTCATGGCATCTGGTGTTGGTAGCGAGGGTGGATGCGTTATACCCGCAAACAAACTCATAAACAAGACAAGCGTCAACCTGTCCGTATCGGTATCCACTGGTGGTGACTCTGTTTTTTCAAACAGCTTAGTCGTTAACATAATGGATAGACCGATTCTGGATGTTTCAGTAAATCAGTCACTTGTTGCGCAACCGTTAGTGATTAATCTTACTGGAAGCTCATCGGTTGCATCAGTTGGTCTATGGGTAACATCTCATGGCGTTGGGCCAAATAACCCTATGGCAGATAACGACCAACCAGCAGGCGATATTTTGTGGTCGACGGTGCTAATCCCCGAGTGGGTTTCGAATGATGCGAGTGGCTCATCGTGGAGTGCGTCTGTTACTGCTCCCTTAAATATCGATTTTAGAGATGGAGCAGGATATACGGTAACGGCAATATCTACAGTTGGTGGCCTATCGTCAGATGAGGTTTCTGCCGATTTTGTTATTGCATGGGCTCATCAAGCGGTGTTCCCAGATGAATCATCAAACATCGTGCCAAATCAAGGAGATTTGACGGCAACTATCGTACCGGTCGCCCCAGTTGACGCAGCTGAAACTGATGTATGTGATATTTACAGAGGAACGCCAGATGGATATTACCTTATTGCTGAAGGTGTCCAATTTGGCTCTACTGTAGTTGACCCATATGCTCCGTTTAGCAATCTCCCAGATGCCGTAACTTCATACCTACTGTGTACCCGAACAATAGACGGCGATATTGAGTGGCGCGAAGTCGAATACGAAATGAAAGCTTCCATTCTCAGGCTCGACTGGGATGGCACCAGTGTTGAACTTCCGTACAACGTGACGAATACAACAAGTTTCGAGAAGCAGTTTGAGTTACAGCGCAGGCTCGACGGATCACAAATAGGCGGATGGGATGCCGGCGCTTCGAGGACTGAGCAGATAACCCTCGACCTCGCACGCAATAGCATGTGGGACGAAGCTAAACTCATTCGCCAGCTTGGAAAATACAGCGGGCCGTGCTTTGTGCGCAGTCATGACGGATGTGCTTACGAGGCAGACGTTCAGGTCGACAGCATGGAACTATCGTACAACAGTGGTTCTGTTCCAATCAGTCTGAGAATCCAGGAAATAGAGCTAACTGATGAGTTCAAACAGCAGCAAACCAACGCCGAGGACGGTGACTAGTGTCATATCAAGGAAACATAGACTGGGGAAGTTCGGTCTCACATAAGTGGCGTCTGGTTGTTGTCAATCAACCAACATGGACTGATGGTGCGGTGGTTTCAGGAGCCATGGAGGTTTCGGTTACTCGTGATCGTGATGGAGACCTGCTTGAAAGCGGCTCAGCAACAATAGCCATGGGGATTGAAGAGGTTCCTAATGAGTTTATTGGCCGTATAGAGGTACTCGCCGAACAGGGCATTACCGTAGAGCGCCACCCTGTTTCAACCATGAGATTTATTCCAGGGCGGTCGATTATCCATGCTGGGCGCAAGGTTGTAGATTATGATTGCTTTTCGGTACTCAGACCGGCCGACACAAGGAAGATGGAGGCTGGAGCTTACGTTCCAAAAGGCACCGACGGCGCAGCGTGGATAGTAAAAATGCTGAGTGAGTGCATGAGGGCACCCGTATCTGCAACAGGGTCGTTCATGCTAACAGAACACTACGACTTTGATGGCAATTCAAGCAGGTTGGCGTCTGTGTGGGAAGTACTCAACTCTATCGGTTGGTGTCTACGAGTGACCGAGCTTGGCGAAGTTGTGGTTATGCCACTTCCTACGGAGCCAGCACTCATACTCGACAATGCGAATGCGAGCCTACTCGATCCCGAGCTTGAATCGGACGATTGCCTTGCAGATACGGTGAACTACTGGGTTGCTGTTGATGGCGACAACAGGGCTGAGGCCGTAGACTACTCTGATTTGCCGACGAGCTTTGCGCAGCGCGGCTATTACGTCGAGGAGTTCGAGGAATCACCTGCTCGGCTTGACGGCGAGACGCTTCAGGCATACGTGAACCGCAGGCTTGAAGAGTCTATGAGTGTAGTTGGTACGCGAACGTATTCACGCGCGTGGGTTCCAGACGTGCTCCCGTTTGACATTGTGCGAGGTTCCATTGCAAGTGTTGGTCTCAACTGCGATATGAGAATAAAAAGTCAGACACTCACCCTTGGGGCGTCAGCAATGGTTTCTGAAGTGTCGGAGGTGATTAGATGACGATTGAGATTAGTAAAAATGCAATGGCACAACTCGTCAGCGCAATCAACTCAAAACAAAATGTGAAAGGTAGTTCAAGTTACACTGCCACGGTTTTACGCACTGACAATGATGGCACCATTTGGGTACACATTCCAGGCGGGGCAAACGAAACACCAGTGCACTCAACTACAGCGGATGCCCAACCAGGAGACACCGTAACCGTCGCCATAACAAACGGACGAGCAACCATTAGTGGGAACGCAACAAGCCCAGCGCCCACTGGACGCACTGTCGAAGTCGTGCATGAAGCTGCGATCGAATCACTTGTTATGGCCAACCAAGCTGAAGCTGCTGCTGAAATCGCTGAATCAGCGGCTTCAAATGCCGTTCAAAACGCATCTGTTGCTGCTACAGCTGCTAGCGCAGCGCAAGATAGCGCAGATAAAGCAATACGAGATGCGTTGATTGCAAACGACCAGGCATCTTCCGCAAAGAGCAGCGCCACGCAGGCAAACTCGTATGCAATTGGCGCGCTTATGAGCCTCTCTGACATAGAAAAAGTTGTTGGAACGCTCAATTGGATTTCTGATCATGGAATTTACTTTCAGACAAACGACGAAACGGTTCAGCCGGGGAAACAGTATTACGTTGTCGAAGGCGGTGTTTACTTTCCAGAGCCAGACCCGTCAGATGACAAACTCTTTGATTACGAGTTGACACAAGACCAATCTATCGACCCCGACAAAACCTACTACGTTCGCGTAGTCTCGTATGAGTACGTGCAAACGAGCGACATTGAGGTAGACCAAAGCAAAACATATTACGAGAAAATCGTATCGTACACATATGAGCCAACTCAAGACGTGGCAATTGATTCATCTAAGACTTATTACATACTGGTCGATGATGAATATGTGGTTGTAAACGAACCAAACATCGAAGACATAGCGACGTACTACGAGCGAATCGACGATACATCGTATATCGTGGTGCTGAGTCCTACAGATGATGGCTTGCCCAGTTATTACGAACGCGTCGATCTCACATCGTTCGTGCCTGTTGCAGAACCGAGTGTTGAGGAAATTAGCACATACTACGAACGCACGGTTCTTTATTACGAACTTGCTATTGACGAATCTATACAGGGATATGTCGCCAACCATGTGTCAATGACAGACGAGGGATTGAACCTTGTCGCGGATACGAACAAGTACCGCGCAATCCTTGCCACCGATGGGCTTAGAATCCTCGATTCACAGGGGCGGATAGTCGGTCTTCACGGCGAGGAGATTCAGCTCGGGAGTACAGACGGCATCTATTTCTCAGCCACGTCTAGCATATTGGCATTTCGCACTCATGATGACCCAATTGCGTGGTTCGGCCTCAACGATGATGGTATCTGGGAGATGCACATACAAAACACCTACGCAGAGGACATGGTGCGCTTTGGTGATTATGCATTTATCAAGCGTCAAAACGGAAATATGAGCCTCAAGTGGCTAGGTGAGGAGGCGTAATGGCAAGCACGGTTAAAATCACAGCGAGCTATCCATATACGGTAAGCTCAGGTAGTGGTACCGCCACTGTAAAGTATATAGATTTCGTTCTCACATGTTCGTTGAGTTCTACCAACACCACGACCACTCTGACGTTTAACACGATTAGGGCAACTAAGCCGTCTGATTTCTCTGGGTCGAACCCATCGTGCACGGTTATTTCTGATGGGAAGGTGGTCGTTCAGGCCGTCCCTGGATATAACTATACGTTCTCCGACAAAACATCATCGTGGTCTCGGGGTACGTCTGACGCAACAAAGGTCGTTAACTTCACCGTATCTGGCCCCAATGGCGGGTCTACAGGCAGCGCGAACATAACAGTACCGAAACTTCCAACTTATGCAGTCAAATACAACGCAAACGGTGGTGCTGGCGCTCCATCGCAGCAAACGAAATACTACGGAAAAGCGCTTGTGTTGTCTTCCTCGAAGCCTACGAGAACGAATTACGTTTTCAAGAACTGGAACACAGCAAGCGGCGGCACTGGCACGAGTTACAACCCAGGTGGGAGCTATACAGCGAATGCTGCGGCTACATTATACGCTCAATGGTATGCACCGTACACTGTGACGTACAACGCCAATGGCGGGACGAATGGGCCGTCTTCGCAAATCAAGGTTTACAACAAGCCATTAGCTCTCACTACGAGCACTCCAACCAGAACAGGATATGCATTCGTAAAGTGGAACACCAATAGTAGCGGAACCGGTACATCGTACAATCCCGGTGATACGTACAGCGCAAATGCAAATATCGCACTGTATGCAATTTGGGCTCCAATGCCATCTATCAGCTCTCTTTCCGTTATCCGATGTGACGCGTCTGGAAACTACGATGACGAGGGAACCAGAGCAGAGGTGAAGTGCGTATGGTCGTGCGTTTCAAACGCAACGATATACGGAACGTACACGGCTCAGACTGGTGGAGATACGTGGTCTTTCACGTTTTCGAGTGGGAGCAGCGGATCTGGGACTGTAACGTCCACGACACTAATTGGTGGAAGCCTCGACGTGGACATGCAATACACCGTAAAGGTAATCGTTACCTGTACAACAGGCGATGTAACGAAGTCAACGTCTCGTAGCGCACTTTTAACCAGGGCATTCTTTACTCTCGACTTCAAAGCTGGCGGAAAGTCAGTTGGTATAGGACGAGCAGCGCCCAGAGATGGCGGGTTGGACGTGGGGTTCCCGACTGTGTTTGACCAAACTGTAGAAACATACGGGGCAATCACGTCTCACGGTAGCATCTTTACAAAAACTGATGCAATCGACGTTGATGGAAACCTTCCGTCAGCACTTCAATACTCACGCTGGTTTCAGTGTAGCGACAAAGATGATGACAGGCTTGCTGTTTTTGGCGCGGCACGTGAGCTCGACGGTAGAGTGCGCGGCTTCTTCTATGCTTACAACAAGAACAGCGGCGGGAGCCTGGTCAACAACCACATGAACTTCTACGTGGACAAGAGCGGCAACTGCTCATATGGGTTGAGCGACCCTGGCGCGTTCCGCGAAGCGCTTCGCATGCGCAGCGGGGTCGTCTCCGCCAGGTCGGTTTCTGCTGGGAGCTCGACGTCCGTGGACGTGACGTTCAGCCCCGCATTGTCGTCAGCCCCGAACGTGGTGTGCGGCTTGCAATCCACACAGACGCAGCTCATGGGGCAGTGCTCGTGCGTGGTAACGGCGTGCAGCGCTACGGGCTTCACCGTGGCGCTAGTCAACAATTCGACGAGCAGCCGTAACCTCGGATGCTACTGGATCGCGATGTAAGGAGGTGCACGATGGAGAGTTTTCAGGTCATGGTGGACGCCGTGCTCGTGGCGATCGCGACCGGCACGCTCAGCTACCTGGTCAAGTTCGTCAAGGAGCAGCGGCGCGTGAACGCTGCCAACGAGCAGGCCAACAGGGCGATGCAACGCGACGTGATCTTGCGCTACTTCGCAAAGGCGGTCGAGCACAAGGAGCAGTTGAGCGTCCAGGAAATGGAATGCCTGGAAGCCACATATTCGGCGTACAGCGCAAACCATGGGAACGGGACGGCAAAGCTCATGTACGAGCGAATCAAAGAGCATGCAAGGGTCAAGACCTCGATGGATTAAGGAGGACGATATGGAGACGTATTGGAAGAAGTTCTGGCGGGCGGCGATAATCCGCGCGGTGCGCACCTTCGCGCAGGCGCTCATAGCGGTCATCCCCGTGGGCATCGCAATCAATCAAATCGGGTGGGCCGACGCACTGGGAATCGCGGCGACCGCTGCGGTGCTGTCCATCCTGACCAGCCTGGCCACGAAGCTGCCCGAGGTGGACGAATGAGAATCAAGGAGAACATCGTCTCGTGGGGGCACGGCTCGCTCTCGCCGAGCTACATCTGCATCCACGAGACCGCGAACCCAGGAGCGACGGCCTGGAACCACGTCTGCTATTGGAGCGGCGACGACACGTACGCCGTCCACTACGTCATGGACTGGGACGGCATCGCATACCACTGCGTGCCAGACAACAGGCTCTGCTGGCAGGTGGGCAACGGCAACGCCTACGTGCTGGGCATCGAGCTGTGCCACGCCACCAGTGCCGCGCAGTTCCAGGCGGTGTGGGACAACGCCGTGGAGTGGGCGGCGGTCATGCTCAAGCGCTACGGCTGGGGCACGGCGCGCCTGATAAGCCACGCCCAGGCCTCGCAGTGGTGGGGCGGCTCCGACCACACCGACCCGATAGGCTACTTCGCGGCGTACGGGAAGAGCTGGGAGCAGTTCGTCGCGGCGGTCGCGAAGCGAATGAAGGAGGGGAAGCCCGTGAACAAGCAGGAACCGGGGCAGCCGGTCAACAATTCGGGCCTGTACTACCGCGCCCACGTGAGCAACCTCGGGTGGCTGTCCTCGGTGCGCGACGGCCAGGTGGCGGGCACCATCGGCAACGCATATGCCATGGAGGCGCTCAAGATAAAGCCCCCCGAGGGCATGGAGCTGACCGTCAAGGCGCACGTGAGCAACGTGGGCTGGCGCACGTGGACGGGCATCGACGGCTCTGAGAACAGCGGCGAGGGCAGCAGCCCGCACGACCCCATCATCGGGAGCGTGGGCAAGTCCCAGGGCATCGAGGCCATCGAAATCGACGTGACGAAGAACCCCAAGAAGCTCAAGGTGAGCTACAGGGTGCACGTCGGCGGGCACGGATGGGGGCCGTGGATCCACGCGGGTTACGCCGCGGGCACCACGGGCATCGGCGCGGCAATCGAGGCGATCCAGATAAAGGCGGTGTAACATGGCAATCGAAATCGGCAAGAAGGGCTTGGCGGAGGTCAACCTGGTCATCCCGCAAGGCGCGTCGCTGGCGTTCGCCATCGTCCACAAGGACGCGGCGGGCGAGGTAATAGACCATTCACAGTCCACCATCAGGATGGCGCTGCAATCGCGCAACGGAGTGAACACCTACGACATGTCGGAGTACTGCGCGGGAAGCGCCGAGCAGATCGCGGTGAGCATCCCTCCCGAGGTGACCGCCGAGCTGCCCAAGGGGGCGCTTGTGTGGGACATCTTCGCGGAGATGCAGGGCGACGTGTCGATACGGCTCGCGTACGGCTCCGCGAACGTGGTGGACACCTATGCGCTGGACGGTGAGTAGCATGGCAGTGGACGTGAACGCCAACGGCGATACGGTCATCGTGCAGGAAACCGAGAACACGCTTGAAATGGCATCTGGCACCTACATCCCCGTCCCTGGCCCACGTGGCCCACAGGGCCCACAGGGGCCGCAAGGCGAGCAGGGGCCGCAGGGAATCCAAGGCCCCAAGGGCGACAAGGGCGACAAGGGAGCAACAGGCCCACAAGGGCCGACAGGTGCCACTGGTGCCACGGGCGCGACAGGCCCGCAGGGGCCAGCAGGCCCCAAAGGTGACACGGGCGCAACGGGGGCCACGGGGCCGCAGGGGCCTAAAGGCGACACTGGCGAGACTGGCGCTACTGGGCCGCAGGGGCCGAAAGGGGACACGGGCGCTACTGGCCCGCAAGGCCCCAAGGGCGATACGGGCGCTACTGGCCCGCAGGGGCCGCAGGGCGATGACTACGTGCTCACGGCGGCGGACAAGGCCGAAATCGCCGATACCGTGTACCATGAGCTTGTCGATTTGTCGGGAGGTGCTTACTGATGGCACTTGGATACCTTGACGATTCGAAGCTCTACGCCATCGCGAGCGCAATCCGCGCGAAGACGGGCGACAGCGCAACCATGAGCGTTGACGACATGCCCGACGAGATAGGCAGCATCAGCGGCGGCGGGGGCGGTGGGCGCGACCCGTTCAACGACGGCAAGAGCCATATCGTCATCAGCATTCCAAATGACGATTATGGCGATTTTCACAT